TTCCCATGAGTTCCCAGGCCCTGATGGTGGGACTTGCATTAACGAGGCTGCAATCATTGTGGCTGGTTTTGAGTATAAAAAAGTTAGCTCATGGCAAGATTGCCCGCCTTGGCTAGTTTGCACCCTATTGCATATGCCATATTATCCGCCTATGTGAATGTTATGGCCGCACGTATTAAAAAATTGCTCCACGACGACGAAACAAGAGCACGAATTAAGGTAGGCAATATCATCCACCGTTTTCAACAATGTGTAGATGGCGAGATAGTCTTGGATGCCCAACAGATCAGTGCTGGAAAAGCTTTACTAAACAAAATCTTACCTGATCTTAGCTCAACAGTCCTCAAAGGCGATGCCAGCAATCCTCTAATGATAGTCTCAAAGGATCAAAGAGATGCGGCAGTTATCGCAGCAACGCGCTCTAACCGCTGAAGATTATGCATTCTCAGTCCTATCCAGCTATTGCGCATATCAATGGCCTATGTTTCAAGACGCAGCACATCATCGCCTGATTTGCCGTGAGCTACAAGCGGTCGAGCGTGGTGAAACTAACCGCCTGATTATCACATTGCCGCCTAGACATGGTAAAAGCCTGATATGCTCTGAAAACTTCCCCGCATGGTATTTAGGGCGCAACCCAGATCATTACGTCATTGCTGCTACCTATGCTCAAGACTTGGCTGACGACTTTGGCCGCAAGGTGCGAAATCAAATGCTAGACGCAAGCTATCAGTTGATATTCCCTGGGGTTGGACTACGAACGGATAGCCAATCAGCCAAGCGTTTTAGCGTTACCAGCGGGGGCGATACACTCACAACCAACCGTGAGGGTGCATATTATGCTGTTGGCGTGGGTGGGCCTTTAACAGGCCGTGGTGCACATTTATTGTTGATTGATGATCCGGTGAAAAACCGAGAGGAGGCCGAAAGTGAGCTTATGCGCAAGAAAACGAAGGACTGGTATACTTCGACAGCTTACACACGTCTTATGCCAAACGGTCGAATTGTCGTTATCCAAACACGTTGGCACGAAGATGATTTGGCTGGGTGGCTGCTCCGTGAGCATTCACACGAAGGATGGAAACACATTGACTTGCCAGCTATCAGCCCCACAGGCTTGGCATTATGGCCAGAACAATATGACGTTACCGCGCTAGAAGGCATTAAACGCGCCATTGGCCCGCGCGATTGGTCTGCGCTATATCAGCAAGCGCCAAGCCCAGAGACGGGTGATTACTTCAAAGCCGATTGGATAAAGACTTGTGATGTCCTGCCACCTTTACGCAACATGCGCGTATATGGCGGCTCTGATTATGCCGTGACCTCAAATGGTGGCGATTACACCGTGCATTGCGTTTTAGGCATTGATCCTGACAATCGCATGTATTTGCTGGACCTATGGCGTGAGCAATCCAGCTCTGACGAATGGGTTGAAGCATTCTGCGACCTTGTGCTGAAATGGAAGCCGATTGGATGGGCAGAGGAAAGCGGGCAGATCAAATCAGGTGTCGGGCCTTTCTTGACCAAGCGCATGATTGAAAAGCGGGCTTTGGTTTATCGTGAGACATTCGCAACCCGTGGCGATAAGGCTATCCGCGCTCAATCTATTCGTGGACGAATGGCCTTAGATGGGCTATACATTCAAAGGGACGCGCCGTTTAGAACGGACCTGATTAGCGAGATGATTAGTTTTCCAGTTGGTGTGCATGACGATATGGTTGACGCGCTTGGTTTAGTAGGCCAGCTTATGGACCGCATGATGACGGGCGATGCTGACAAGGGTGATACAAGGCCCGCGCCGTTGCCCACTGGTTATTTGCCGCCATTGCCAATGCCAGATGATTTAATAACTGGAAGTCGCCGCAAGAGCATTTAATGTGGTATTGAAATACCACACATAACATGGTAAACACCTCTCAAATTTGAGGGAATACCATGGCCGCACCTGTCACTCTTGTCACTGAATTAGGTGTTCCGTACGGTGCTGCTGCACCTTTTGCCAATGGCGGCGCTGCTGCTGTTAAGGCCACAAGCGGAAACACGGCCAACGCCAGCGCCGTTGCTACTCTCGCGGCTGACGCGACGAAGTTTACATATATCACAGGTTTTGACGTGACGGGATCGGGCGCAACGGCTGGATTGCCAGTAGTTGTCACTGTTGCAGGGCTTGCGGGTGGCTCGATTACTTACACATACACCGCCGCCATTGGTGCATTAGTGGCAAATCAGCCGCTTTCAATTCGGTTTCCAAATCCCATGACTTCAAGCGCTATTAACACAGCAATCACCGTGACGTGCGCCGCGCTTGGTATTGGCAGCACAAACAACGTAGTGAATGCATTTGGATTTGTTGCTTAATGACAGATACGATTGACGATCTTGATCAAGAGGAAGTCGCCAAAGAGGTAGGCGATAGCAAACCTTGGCTTGAAATGATCGAACAATCGCGCAAATCATTCCAAGAATATCAGCTTAAATGCAATAACATTGATAAGCTATATGCCAATCTTGAAAAGCTTGGCAGTTCATCACGCGAACGTGAGTTCCAGCTATTTTGGGCCAACGTGCAAGTGCTAGGACCTTCGATTTATTCAAGGCCGCCTATTCCTGTAGTCTCAACACGGTTTAAAGACCGTAGGCCAGTGGCCCGCACAAGTGCTGAATTGCTTGAACGTGCGACTATTGTTACTATGGAAATGGAAGATATAGACGGCGTGATGGTTTCGCTCCGTAACGACCTCACGACTATCTCACGCGCAACACCATGGCTGAGAATGGGTGAACGCGATGGAAAGGACGTAGTTTGTTTTGATTATATCTCGCGCCATGATTTTTTGCATGATCCGGCACGAACATGGAAAGAGGTTGATTGGGTTGCCCGTTGTGCATGGTTAAGCCGTAGCGATGCACGTAAACGGTTTAGACCGACAAGTGGTGATGCCTATCGCAGTGCTGGATTTGTTGAAAAGAAAGCGCGGATTGGCGAACAAGATGATGGCTATGTTAATGGTAAAGACACACGCCTGAAAGCACCGTTTTGGGAGTTGTGGTCTAAATCGGCTGATAAGGTTGTTTGGGTTGCAGATGGGTGCGAGAAGGTATTGGACGAAAGCAAGCCCTATCTTGAATTAGAGGGGTTTTTCCCATGCCCTAAGCCTGCCTATGGCACATGCCAGAGGAATACGCTTATCCCAGTTCCTGATATGCTGTTTTATAAGGATCAGCTCGAAGAAATTGACGAAATAACAGGTCGCATTGCTGCATTAACTGAGAGTGTCCGTGTCAAGGGCTTTTATCCTGCGGGCGCTGGCAATATCACGGATGCAATTGAAACAGCGGTGAGGTCTAATAATAATAATGCCTTGCTTGTGCCAGTTGCGAATTGGGCAGCCATGGGCAATGGCGATCCAAAGGATATGGTTTTGTGGTGGCCGATTGAGCAGGTTGCCCTAGTCATTAAGCAGTTAATTGAACTCCGCAAGCAGTTGATTGATGATGTGTATCAAATCACTGGCTTGTCCGACATTATGCGCGGCTCAACTGTAGCTAGTGAAACGCTCGGGGCGCAAAAGCTTAAATCTCAATATGGCTCAGTACGTATTCGTGACCGTCAAGATGAAATGGTTAGAATTGGCCGTGATAGTATTCGAATAGCTGCTGAGATTATTGCTGAGAATTATGATGATAAAACCATGTTGGAATTATCAGGAATGCAATTGCCAAGTGATGCGGATATTCGCAAGCAAGGCATGGCTTTGGCTGGCCAAAAGCAACAAATTGAAGCCATGGCTCAACAAGCTCAATCCGATCCTGCAATTCAACAGAAAATTCAGCAAAACCCTGATCAAGCCAAACAAATCTTGCAACAAGTGCAAGAGCAAATTGCTGGCATTGATGATCAGATTAAGCAATTGCAAGAAACCGTAACAATTGACCAGTGCATGAAGTTTTTGCGCGACAATAGAATGCGCTGCTTCACACTTGATGTTGAGACAGACAGCACTATTCAACCTGACGAGGATGCACAAAAGCAACGTGCGACTGAATATCTGACTGCAATGTCAACCTTATTTCAACAGGCAGTGCCAGCCGTGCAACAAGTGCCACAGATGGCCCCTTTGTTGGCTGACATGATATTGTTCGCAAATAACC